ATAACCATGATTATATCTAAAGCACACTGGAATTCAGAGGGAGATAATCTCCGACTTTCGATGCCTTTTAGTAAGGTAGATAAAGAGCGAAGAATCGTCTCAGGCTTTGCATCACTTGACAATATTGATAAGCAAGATGACATCGTAACAGCAGAAGCATCAATGGCAGCATTTGCAAAATTCCGTGGGAACATTAGAGAAATGCACCAACCACTAGCAGTAGGCAAGATGGTTAACTTTAAAGAAGACAAGTACTTTGATCCAGAATCAAAGAAGTTTTATAAGGGTGTTTTTGTCTCCGCATATGTTTCAAAAGGTGCACAAGATACTTGGGAAAAAGTTCTAGATGGAACGCTAACTGGTTTTTCTATTGGCGGAAGAATGAATAAGTGGGATGACGCATATGATGAAAAGTCAGACACACAAATTAGAGTTATTAAAGAATATGATTTAGTTGAGTTGAGTCTTGTAGATTCCCCAGCAAATCAATTTGCAAACATTGTATCTGTTGAAAAGGTAGACGGAGTAGATGTATTTAAGGGTGACGCAACAGTTTTAGAAAATGTTTTTTACGATAAAGCAAATGGTATAGTTTTGGCATCTGAGAATGAGTCAGAAACTAGTCCAATAAACGGTGAACAAATGGAAAATATAGGTTTCGTTGAAAAAACGGATAAAGAAAAAGTAACAATGATAAAATTCTTAGTTGATAGTGCTAAAGGCATTAATACTTCTAAGATTAACAAGGAGGTACAACCTATGACAGAAAAGACAGAAGCAGTTGCAGAAGTTCTTGAAACAGAAGCAGCAGTAGAAGTAGAAAAGTCAGAGGTCGCTCCAGAGGTTGATGCAGTAGTTGAAACAACTACAGAAGATGTTATTAAGGCTGATGAAGCCCCAGCATCTGAAGAGATTGCAAAGTCTGAAGAGACTTCTGCAGTTGACGTAGTTGAAGAAGTTACAGAAGTATCTAAATCAGATGAAGCAGTTGATTCAACTGTAGAAATCAAGAACACTCTAGAATCAGCCTTTAGCGATCTAGTTTCAAAGGTTAACTCATTGCAGGCAGAAGTAGAAATGCTTAAGTCTTCAAAGGTTGATGTTGAAACAGCAAAAAGTTCATTTGAAGCAGTTGCAAAAGATATTGCAACAGTATCAAGTGGATTCAATGAATTTGGTAAGCGTGTGGAACTTGTAGAGCAAGACACTGCTTTCCGAAAGTCTGGCGATCTCGGCGAGATAGTACAGAATCAACCTGAAACGGTTGAAAAATCCCTATGGGGCGGTAGTTTCCTCAAAACAGCCGACTTATTTAATTAATAAGTAAAAAATCACAGGAGGTGACAATATGTCGGAACAAAATATAGAAAAGAACCAACCTGGAACTTCAGGTAATCTTGGTGGAACAGCACCAGGACTGTATCAGGGACAAGGTGCATTCGCATCTGGATCTGAAGCAGGTTCAAACGTACCAGGTAATTACACCGATGGTGGTGTCTTGGGTAATATCCCAACAGCACTATCAGGAGTAACATCTGGACCAAATGCAGTTAACCCTTCAGGTGAGGCTGGATCAGGTATCCTACGCCCAGAGCAAGCACGTCGTTTTATTGACTACGTGTGGGATGCTACCATTCTCGCCCAAGATGGCCGTCGCGTTACAATGAGAGCCAATACAATGGAACTCGAAAAGGTAAACGTCGGAGAGCGTGTTATTCGTGCAGCAGCGCAAGCAGTTGGCGATTACACAAACGCAGGTGCAACATTCTCAAAGGTTGAATTGACTACAAAGAAGATTCGTCTTGACTGGGAAGTATCTGCAGAAGCACTAGAAGATAACATCGAAGGTGCAGCACTAGAAGATCACATTGTACGCTTGATGACAAACGCTTTCGGTAATGATATCGAAGACCTTGCAATCAACGGAACAGGAACAGGTTCAAACGCATTTACTTCAATCCTAAACGGTTTCGTAAACCGTGTAAAGACTGACGGAGATGCTCATGAGTCAGTTGTAACAGTCGCTAATAACGCCTGGACAACAGATGTAATGCAGAACATCATTCTTGCAATGCCACGCAAGTATCGTGCTATCAAGTCTAACTTGAAGTTCTATGCTGGTACAGATGCATTCCAGGGAATCGTTAAGAATAACGGTACCCTAGCAGACGCAGTTGCTGAAGCATTTGCTTCACAGGCTGGCGGAACTCCAACTAATCGTCAAGCATACCTTGACGGTGGAGCACAGACATTCGGTGGAGCACGTACAACACGTGTTCTCGGAATTGACGTACAGGAAGTTCCATACTACCCTGCAGGATATGTCGACTTGACATTCCCACAGAACCGTGTATGGGGATTCCAGCGTGACATCACTGTAAACCGTGAATACAAGCCAAAGAAGGACACTGTAGAATATACAGTCTTCGTTCGCTTCGGTATTCAATGGGAAGAACAAGATGCTGTCGCATTCGCTGATGCTGAATCAGATTCATAATCTGTAAACAGTTAAAAATTAGGGGGAGTGGGAGTTAATTCTCCTGCTCCCCTTACTACTTATAATGATATAATACTATTCAGGAGGAATAAAATGGAATATACAAATAATCCTACATCAGAAGAAGAAGTAGTTGAAACCCCAGTTGTTGAAGAAGCACCAGTTGTCGAAGAGACACCTATTGTTGAAGAAGCACCAGTCGTTGAGACTCCAGCAGAACCTGAAGTAGAGGCTCCAGCACCAGTTGTTGAAGAGCCAGTTAGCGCAATTACAACACCAACATACGATTCACACGTAGAAGAAGTTCCAGCACTTGGTCCAGTAGGAGATGGTGCAATAGGAGCAACTACAACAGTTCGTCAGCCACGCTCCGCAAAGAAAAAGGCTGAAGTATTAGTTTCTGAAAAGGTAGCAGTTTATTCAACGAAGAATGTTACTTGGTCAGAGGTAGGCAAGGTTTATCGTGGCTACAATATTGTTAGCAAGGATGCTTCTGAAAAGTGGCTCACTCGTTCACATATTCGTCTAGCAACGCCAGAAGAAGTTGCCAAGGAATTCGGTAAGTAATTCATGGAGATATTGAGAGTTCCGCCATACGACGACATTGTTGTAAATTTTGTTGTACCTTTAGGGTACGAAGATGCAGATATATACGCAAGAGTAACAGATATGGCGGACCTTTCAGTACAGGTTTTAGAATTTTTAGGATGGTCAACAGGAGACGATATAAACATTCAACTCCCTGGAAGATATGACAATAACTATAGAGTAGAGATTTACAATATTGGCGAGGGTGAAGAATTAATTCACGAAGAGTTCTATGAACTAATCCGACCATATGTAGATCCAAATACATTAGGAACAACTGCATCAGAGATTGCAGAATATAAAATTTTAGAATTAGTAGCAAGATCAATGATAGACACATTTGTGCCAGAAGGATTTTATAACAAAAAGATAACAGTAGTTGGAACTGGAAATGGCTCAGATTATTTTTCTTTATGGGAAAAGGTTTATAGAGTATTTAAGGTTTATGAGAATAACGTTTTAGTCTATGATAAATCAAACCCAGACCTTGGTGACTATCAGTATGCAATAACACCAGACAAGACTGCTATACAGAGAGTTCGTGCAGATGTTCTTGAGTTAAATAGGTATGAGTCAACAGCACAGAATCTACCAGTTGCAAGTGGAGATCTTGGTTACTATGGATATGAAGGAATATCTTTCCCATCAGGATATGACTACACATTTGTTGTAGACCACGGATATCTTAAAGTACCTGATGACGTAGAGTACGCAGCCAAACTATTGATAGAAGATCTTAAATGTGGTAAGTTAGATTACTACAAGAGATATATAACAGCCTACAACACAGATCAGTTTAGAATTCAGTTTGATAAGGCAATGCTTGGCGGTACTGGGAACTTCTTAGTTGATAAGATACTTGACAAATATGTTAAGACCATTGTCAAGCCAGGTGTGATTTAATGATATGCGAAGAGCCAGACTTTGCATTTCCAATGCTTGCAGATGTTTATCATCCAATAGTTGAGCAGGGAGTTTACGGTAACGTAGAAAAGACCTGGATACTTGATAGAACAATTGCATGTTCTTTTGCACCTGCAGGCGGAGCATTTAAAGAAGAAGTAACGCCCAATGTAAACATAACACAAGATAAGATTCTTATTGGCAGAGCAAAGACAGATATAAGAATGTCAAGCCTTGAATCCAAAAACTCAATTACAAATGTTATTGTTACAAATATTAGGGATAAAAACTGCAACGATATATACACAGAAACTTCTGGTCCAAGATCAGGCAAGTCAACAATATTTGAAATTGCAACACAAGACCCATTTGTTGGACCATTTGGGTCAGTTGAATATTACAAACTAATTATTAGAAGGTCTGAGAATCAGGCGGTAGATGTATGATAAAAGCCAGGTTCGATAATAAAAAATTTAATAACCAGATGAAAAATCTTATTAATTACTCAACTGGTTTTACTGAAGGAGTACAGAACGGAAAGTCAGAATTCCTAAAACTTTTAGGAGCAGATGTGTCAGAGATGGCCTCTCAGTTTATTGATACAAATGCAAGAGTTTCTCCATCAACTTTGCATCACGTTTATGAGTGGTATAAAAATGGTAGTCCTGAAGCCAGACTATTCGATATAGACTATACTGTTAGCAATATGGGATTATCTTTTATATCAAATTTCAAGCAGTCTTCAACTGTAGGTCAGGGATCAACAGAGCCCTTTCGTAATAAGGCAGAGATAATGGAAAATGGAACCAGGGTAATTATAAAACCACGATTTGCAGATGCTTTAAGGTTTGAAGTAGATGGAGAAGTTGTTTATACAAAGAAGCCTGTAGTTGTTGAAAATCCAGGAGGAAACACTCAAGGGGAATTTGAAAAAGCATTTGACATGTTCTTTGGTAGATACTTTACACAGGCATTTTTAAAAAGCAGCAACCTGGGACAATATTTTGAGAACCCAATAGTATATAAGAAAAATCTAAGAAAAGGGATGCGTAGTGGAAGATCCACTGGCTTATCTACAGGTTACAGATGGGTTGTTAACGCAAAGGTGGCTGGATAATGACAGATTCAACATCAGTAATAAATACTCCAGTATTGTGGATTAATAAATATCTTCAAGCAAAGATTTCAGAGTTGACACAATTAGATGATGTCCCTTTTTTCCCAACAGGACCATCTACATTAGAGGCGTTACAAACACAATTCCCGACAGGTGGAACTATGGCAGTTTATGACAGAATGTTTAGAATGCGTAGGGGTCCATTTCCTCATATAAAATCTGAACAGGTTTTGTATTATTTTTATTATACTGCGTCAAACACAACTACCAATATGATTAGAATTCAAGAGGCTGTTTTAAGACTTCTAGATCGTGGAGACGAAAGCGCTGAAGATCTAAACAAATGGGCTAAAAATAATCCAATAAATTTTGGAACTGTTTTAAAACCAGATTTCGTTACCTGTAAGTTCTATTTCCATGATTTTAAGATTTATCAACTAGAAGAGGCAAGAGATATAGTCGACTTTGGAACAGCCCGAACCTATGCGGGTAATAAGATAATTATTGACTACGACTACCATCAACAACAAGACATAATTGATTCAGTAAATGCATAAAAAGGGCTGTATAATTAATCTTGAGGAAACAAGCCCTTTTAATCCAAAAGAAAAAAAAGAGGTGAAATAAATGGCATATACACGTGGTAGCAGCAACAATATTATTGTTGGAGCAGCAGCCCTCTTCACACATGAAGCAGGCGTACTTACAGAAGCAGCCCTTCCAGCATACGCAGAAGACGTATCATACAAGACAACTTTGTCAAATGATGCAGATTTCCGTAACGTTGGTTACACAATGAATGGTTTGGAAATTGAATTCCAACCAGACTTTGGTGAGGTTGCAGTAGATCAGGTTCTTGACGTTGCTAAGTTGTTCAAGCAAGGCATGCAGGTAAACCTAAATACTACATTCGCAGAATCAACACTAGAGAATCTTCTCTTTGCCCTTGCAGGTAAAGATTCAGATCTCAACACAGTATCAGGAAACCCAACACTTAATCTTTCAGCAGGAGACATCGGCGAATGCCCAGTCGAACGCGGTTTGGTTGCAGTTGGTCCAGGAACTGGCGAATGTGCAGCATCAGATGAACTCGAAAGAGTTTACGTAGCATACCGTGCACTTTCAATTGAAAGCGTTACAGTATCTGCAAAGAGAGACGAAGCGACAATGTTCGAAGTATCATTCCGTCTTCTTCCAAATGATGACGCATCATACGGTAAGATCGTAGATCGTACCATCCCAGCAGCATCATAATATAACTTAATATGGGACAGGCTCAATCCTTCGGGATTGGGCCTTTCTCTTTGGTATACTTGTATAATGGCAACAACGGTATATAATACAAAAAATATTACTCTGCAAGATGGGGTAGAAATAGAACTGTCTCCATTAAAAATAAAATATCTTAGACAGTTAATGGATATTTTTGATGATGTCAGAAACTCTAAAGGAGACCTTGAAGCCATTATTGCTTTATCAAAATGTGCAAGGGTTTGTATGAAACAGTTTAGGCCAGAGATTACTCAAAGCCAGGAAATGCTAGAAGAGTATGTTGACTTGCAAAACATATATGATATTTTAGATGTAACTGCTGGTATTAAAATTAATGAAAAATCAGAAGAGCCAATTAAAAAACAGGCTGTAGACAGTGGGTCTTCTTGGGAAGACCTTGACCTTGCAAAACTAGAGTCTGAAGTATTTTTGCTGGGGATATGGAAAGACTACGACGAACTAGAAAGATCATTATCTATGCCAGAATTAATGATAACATTATCTATAGGCAGAGAACTAAACTACGATGAAAAGAAATTTCTTGCAGCAATGCAAGGGGTCGACCTAGACAAGAATACTCAAAAGAGTAATGCCTGGGAAGAAATGAAGGCTAGAGTATTTAGTGGTGGGCAAGCAGCCAACTCAAAAGATATTGTTGCTCTTCAAGGGATTAACGCACAAAGGGCTGGGTTTGGAATTGGTATGGGCCTATCCTATGAAAGAATAGAGTAAAAAATAAGCCTGCTTATGGTATAATTAAACAACTACAATGGAGGAAATCATGGTTAAAGAAGCAGAAAGCAAGAACGAATTATCACTTATTGATGGAACAAAGTTTCAGATTAAGCCACTAAAAATATCTCTACTAAAGCCATTTATGGAGCAGTTTACTAAACTTCAGGAAGTCGCAGAAGACAACACTAAGTCTATGGATGTTTTAATTGACTGCGTACAAATTGCATTTAAACAATATTTGCCTGCAATAGCAGACAACAGAGAGGCGATTGAGGAAAATCTAGATCTTCCTACAGTCTATAAGATCATTGATGCTGCTTCAGGAATGCAACTTTCTGATACAACAGGTCTTTTAAACTCAATCAAGTAAAGAGGTGTTTTGATTGGCTGACGTAAATGCAAATATTGGTATTAATTTTGATACCAGTCAAGCCTTAGCACAATTACGTCAGTTACAGTCTGGACTCAGCCGTTTTAATCAAACCCTAACTCAGGGTAATGTTGCAGCAATGAATGCCCAGAAGGGCCTTAATAGCCAGTTAATGCAGGCTATTAATGCAACTGGAAAGTTTGTTGCAACTCAAAAAGATGTAGCCTCAAGTACATCTTCTTTCACGCAAGCACTTGAAAAAAATCAAATGTCAATGCGACAGTACTTTAGGTACACCGCAGCAGCAGCAACGCAAAATACCAAGGTATTTAAAGGGATGTTTGCACAAGAGCGTGAGACATTAACCCGTGCTAGTAAAGACAGAGTAAAACTTCTACAGTCTCAGTATATTCAGATGCAGTCTGCAAATGGAGACATGATCAAGACTCTTCAGGTAGTTCCAAAGCACCTTAAGATGGTCAATGGCCAGTATGCAGATTATGCAACACGTATGCAAATGGCTGCACAAAGACAGCAATTTTTAAATAAGTTATTAAGCCAAGGCTCAACTCAACTCCTAAATTTTGGTAAGAATACTCAGTGGGCAGGTCGCCAGTTAATGGTTGGTTTGACTATTCCTCTTTCTATTCTTGGCTCTACAGCAGCAAAAACATTCATGGAAATGGAACAGGCTGTTACAAAGTTTACAAGAGTTTATGGAGACATGTTCACAGGTGGAGATGCAACTGATAAAGCAATTGCAGACATTCAAAGACTTGGAAAAGAATTTACTAAATATGGAATTGCAGTAAAAGATACTGTTGAAATGGCTGCTTCAGCAGCAGCAATGGGTCTTACTGGAGACGCGCTTAATTCTCAAGTAATTCAGGCAACACGACTTTCAGTCCTTGGTCAAGTTGAGCAACAACAGGCCTTAGAAACAACAATTTCTTTAACAAATGCTTTTGGAATTGCAACAGAAGATCTTGCAAGAAAAATTAACTTCCTTAACGCAGTAGAAAACCAAACTGTTCTTTCTATTGAGGATTTAACAATTGCTGTTCCAAAGGCTGGACCAGTTATAAAGCAACTTGGTGGATCTGTAGAAGACCTAGCATTCTTTATGACTGCGATGAAGGAAGGTGGAATTAACGCATCAGAAGGTGCTAACGCACTTAAGTCTGGTCTTGCTTCTATGATTAATCCTTCTAAGAAGGCTAGTGAATTCCTTGCCGATCTTGGAATAAATATTACTGGTCTTGTTGAAGCAAATAAGGGAGATCTAAAAGGAACTGTTGTAGGATTTGCAAGAGCACTTGATACACTAGATCCTCTTAACCGTGCAAGAGCAATTGAACAACTATTTGGTAAGTTCCAGTTTGCTCGTCTTTCTACATTATTTCAAAACGTAACAAAAGATTCTTCACAGGCTGCAAGAGCCCTTGGACTTGCTGGGGCATCAGTTGAAGAATTAGCAATCTTGTCTGAGCGAGAACTTGGCAAGGTTGAAGACATGACTGGTAACAAATTTAAGAAGTCTATGGAAAACCTTAAACTTCAACTTGTTCCCGTAGGTAAGGCATTCTTGCAAGCAGTAACTCCAATTGTTAACTTTGTT